AGCCGCCAAGCTCGAAACCGGCGACGAGGTGCGTCAAGCCGTTATCGAGATTTATGCGGGGTCATCCGATATTTTGATGGTGCTGCCGTTCGACGGCATTAACGGTAATGCGCTGAAGTACAACTGCGAGCAATCATTGCCCGGCGTCGGCTTTCGAGGGGTTAACGAGTCTTATACACCATCAACCGGCGTGCTCAACCCGCAAACTGAAAATCTGGTGATTGCCGGCGGTGAGCTCGATGTTGACACGTTCATTATAAAGACCATGGGTGCGGGGCAGCGTGCGGTACAAGAAGCGATGAAGCTTCGCGCCCTGGCGTTAGCTTGGGTGCGTAAGTTCATTAAAGGCGACTCGGCGTCCGATCCGCGCGAATTCGACGGTTTGCAAACCCGTGTGACAGGGGCGCAAAAAATTGCCGCCGGCAGTACGGCAAACGGAACGCCTTTGTCGTTGGCCAAGCTGGATGAAGCGATTGACCAGACGCTGCACGCAACGCATCTACTGATGAACAAAACCATGCGACGACTGATGACTCAGGCGGCCAGGGATACCACCATCGGCGGCTTTATCTCATACGATAAAGATGCATTCGGGCGCCCGATCACTAAATATAACGATCTGCCTATCTTGATGGTTGATGAAGATAACGAAGGCAATCAAATTTTAGGCTTTACCGAGGCCGCCACATCAGGCACGGCAACAGCAACATCTATTTACGTGTTGAGTATCGGCGACGGTGCGTTGACCGGCATCGAGAATGGCGGCATGAATGTCGAGGATTTGGGGTTGCTACAAGCCGAGCCCAAGTACCGCACCCGCGTCGAATGGTTTAACGGGTTATGCATTATGAATGGCCGGGCAGTTACGCGGTTATGGTCTATCGCTAATGCGGCAGTCACTAAGTAAGGGGGAAAGATGAGTCAATATTCGAATTACACTTACGACAATGCCTTGCTGCTGAAGGCGGCCGGATTATTGGCGGCATCGGCGGACGGCACGATCTTGGATTTAGGTGGTGGTTTTGTTCGGGGCGACGTGGTTATCGACATGACGGCCTGTGAAATCGCCACCGGCGATGAGATTTATACCGTGTCGATCGAGGCCTCCAACGTGGCGGCGATGACCTCCGGCTCGGTTTGCCTGGGCAAGAAGGTGTTCGGCAATCTGGTGGTGCCGATGGATGCGGCGCTGAGCGCTTCAGGCCGCTATGTGATTCCATTTCGGAATGAGGAAAACGGCACGCTGTATCGCTACGTGCGGCTGTCAACGCTGGTGGCCGGCACAGTCGCGACCGGTATTAATTTTGCGGCATTTATTGGGATGGATCGGTAATGGTTACTGTTTATACGCCTGACGGCACAGCAGAAGAAAAAGACCCTGTCGATGCGCGTGAGTGTGTCGAGCATTGCGGCTACACCTATGAACCCCCGGTTACTTTGGACGGTGAGGAAGAATCCAAGTCGGCAGATACCAGTGACAAAGCCAGCGGCAAGGGTAAAAAATCGACTTCAGCTGTCGAACAAATTCACGACCCTAACAGCTAATGAGCAGCATTACTTTTGATCTGGGCAATGCGCCCTCCGTGTTGGCCGCCTTGCGTGATCCACACAACGCTCAGGAGGTCGCCAATGCGATGGCTGAGCGTTATGTCGATGACACGCTGGACTTCATTCAATCCGGCCGGAGCTTTACCGGCCGTACCGGGCAGTTGGCCCAATCCATCGGCAGGCGGCCTGCCGGTAATGGTAGCGCTGACGTTTATGCCAATGCGGCCTATGCCGGATTTGTCGAACATGGCACTCAGCCGCATGTGATTCGGCCTACGTTGCGTTTTCCTGTGGGCGGCGGCGCCGGGTTTGGTTTTGCCAGGGTCATCAATCATCCCGGCAGCCGTCCACACCCGTTCTTTTTTGCCGATAGCGCTGCGCGTGGCGAGCACCTGCAAGCCGCCGCCCTGTCGGTATTAGCGAGGATTATTGCCAATGGCCAGTAAATACGCACAAACAACCGATTGCGTCGATCCCGCTGTAACGGTGACACA